AACCGTGGCAAGCCGTTGTTACCCTGCTATTGCTTGCCGTCGGCGTGTTCTTCACCGTGTTTGCGGTCATTGCGAGCAAGCGAGAAAAGGCGGCAAAGCCGTCCGAAAGCCCCGCACCGACGCGCCCGCAACCTACATACACCGCCGCCCCTTCGGCTGTTACGGCGCGCGTTGTGCGCCCCGCCGTTCGGTATAACAATACCCCCGCGTTTTCCTGCAATTTAATAAAAAACGGCAATGCGGAAATGCAAGACAATATCGCGTGTTGCAACGAGGGCGACGAAGTGATCGCCGATTACGACTCCGACGCGGATTTATACGTTTGCTCGCACGATGTCGGCGACATCGGATACTTCCCCGAAAAGTTTGGCAACCAATTGACGGGGCAATGCCGCATTAAGATAACCGACATTGCGGAAAACGAAAACGGCAAATATTCCGTCGAGGTTGCCGTCTATATGCAAGCCGACGGCGGCGTATCCCTGCCCGCTTTTACAAAGGTTGTCGGCGTATCGTTCGGCGATCGGCAAGCATACATAAAGGAAAGCCGCGAGGGCGACCCGCTTATTATCAAGCACGCTCCGACGAACGAGTACCCGAACGCCGCGGCGGTCATAAACGCCCGCACGGGGCAAATGCTCGGACACATCAACAAAGATTTTGCCGCGTCCTTGCTGTCGTCGTTCGGCAACGGTTTCGCACTTGAAGGCGTTATTAAAGACATCACGGGCGGCACGCCCGACGCGCCTAACCTCGGTTGCAACATCGAAATAACGCGTTGCAAGTAAGTATCAAGTCAATTATAAAGGGCTGTCGCAAAATGCGGTAGCCCTTTTATGTTACTTAAAATGTTTTTCGCCGAGTGCGCTCGCCCACGCCTCAAACCATATCGAATTATAAGGCGGCAACACCGCGCCGCGGCGGGCTTTGTATTCACGCCACCAATACCGAACGGCGGACGGTATGCTTATCACGAACGGCATAAACACACCGAGCATAATGTTTTGCAACCCGTGTCCGCTTTCGTGCTGTTTCATAGAAAGCGAGGCGTTGCGGTTTACGACAAACACGCCGCCGAGGCTAAAACCGCCCCACCCTGCGCCGACCTCGAAATATACAAGGCAATGAAAGCGGTGCGGGCGATGTCCCGTAACAAGTAGCGCAAGCGCGACGATCAAGCCCGCCGCCGTTATGAGTATGCCCCAAGTACAAGACGCGAGCCAAAAGCCTATACCTTTAAGCACTCGCATTTGTTACCTCCGACGGCTTGTTTTTCAAGTCGTAAATCGCCGCCTCGATCTGCGTTGTAATCCATTCGTCAAGGTCGCCGAAGTTGGATTGTATGTACTTTTGCACGTCGCCCGACAACTGCGCCTTCACCGTTTCCAATGCGGCGGCGAGTGCGTTTTTCTGCGCGTCTGCCGTCCAAAAATCCGTACCTTTGATATTTTCCACATACGTTTGGTACGTCTGTTTTACGGCACTTGCAACCACCGTTACGGCGGAGTTGAGATACCCTTTAAGTTTGGTATCCTTTACCTTCGTGTTGATGTAGGTTGTGATCTTCGACACCACACACGACGCAAGCGCGGTTACAATCGCGCTTATGACCGTAATTACGATCTCTTGCCAATTCATAGTACACCTCCGTTTTATTGTTTTCTTTCGATACCGTCAATCCTATGATGTGCGGATTTGACGCTTGCCTCCAACGCGGCGATCTTCGGCGGGATTGTGGCGAGGTCTGCGTCCTCGACAATTTGCTCGATACGCGACAAGCGGATATTTTGCCCGTCAAGTTTCGTCGTGATTTGGTGATTGCCTTGCAAAAGACTTTCATTTTGCAATTTGATCGTTTCGAGGCTTGCATTTATGCGCGCCTCCTTTGCTCCGTCGTCGCGTTGTTTCTGCTTGCGCGAGGCAACAAACGCGATAATGCTTGTTATACCCGAAATGCCGCCGACAATGGATACAATAAGCGCGATTACTTCCGCCGTCATTGCGTGCCGTCCTCCAAAAATAATTTATTGTACAACGCGTCGGTATTTACCATTGTGCGGTATGCGTTGCAATGTTTCATATGACCTTTCCACGATATATACGATGTCTGTATATCTTCGATCGCCATTTTCCCCTCGGTAAGCCAACGTTTGAACGTCCTCAATTTGTGTCGCATTTTTGTTATGCCTTTGCGGGCGGGTTTGATTATAACTCCTCCCGTATCGGTCAAAATGAAATGCCGTTTTAAGAAATTCAACCCGCGGGAAAGTTTGACGATCTGCGTCTTTTTCGCGTTGAGTTTGATACCCAACTCGGCGCAAATACGTTGTATTTCCTGCAAACACTTTTGCAAGTGTTCCTTGCTTTCGTGTATAAGGTATCCGTCGTCCATATATCGCCCGTAATGCTTTACGCGCAAAACTTCCTTGATATGGTGGTCGAGCCTGTTCGGGTACATCAACGCGGACACTTGCGAGATTTGACTACCCAAACCAAGCCCAACCTCGCCGAAGTCGTCGATAAATCCGTTTACAAGCCGATTAATGCGTTGGTCTGTAAATGTCTTATCAACAATCCGCTTTAACGGCTCGTGTTGGATATTATCGAAGTACCGTGAAAAGTCGAATATCAACGCATAGCCGTTTGTGCCGTGTTTTCGGAAATGTCTTTGCAAGTGGCACACGAGCCTCCGCACCGCAAAATCAATTCCTTTGTGTTCTATACACGCACCGTTGTCGTATATAAAAGATTTGCCGAACATCGGCACGAGCGCATTGTCGCAAAGACAACGTTGCACGACCCTTTCGGATATATGCACGCTCTTGATGTGCCGAGGTTTTCCGCGTTCCACAACGTCAAACTCGTAAAAACCGCGGCTTTTGTATGTTCCGTTTTGCAAGGAGCGGAGCGTGTCGTTGACGTTCTGCAACGCGTTCGCTTTGTAGCGTTGTGTGCTTGCTTTCCACCCGACACCTCGGCAACACTTTTTGAAGGCGCAATAAAGGTTATCGAACGTAAATACTTTGTCAAAGTCGCCGTATTGTTCGTTGCGTTCCTGCTTGCGCCGCAAGCGTTTTTCTTTTCTGCGCTGATACCGCGCCTCGTGCCGTTCCTTGCTGTTCATTTCGATAGAAAATACCCCGTACAATCTTATTATCGTTGTGGAGTTCGGATTGCCCGTAGTACCAACCATTAAACCGCCATACCACAATAGACGGCAATGCAAGTAGCGTCCGATCGACTACATCGGGGTATTTATTTATCCTTGCGGAAAGGTTGCACACCCCTTTTGCAAAGGCATTGATTTCACCCGCGAGGGGTTACTTTGTCGAGCCTATAATCAAATGCAAAAGCCGAAGGGCACGCCGTTCGAATTGCTCGCGTTGTTGTTGTTGACATCACCCGACGGATTGACGTACCAAAAGTTGGTACTGCCACCCAAGGTCGGCGAGCGCAACCACCAATTGTTAGCAGAGCCGCCGCGACGATACTTTGCGGCGCGCAACCTATTCAAGCAAGGCTTTATAACGTTCCTTGTCCTTATTCTTTAACGCCGCAAGCAACTTTGCCTCCGTCGTTATAAGGTCAATCCACGTTTGCCAAACCTTGCCGTTTATCGGTTTGTTGCTGTCGGTGTTGCGCACAAATTCGCGGGCAATATCCAATTGAGATATAAGACATTGCAACTCGCAATTTGCGGTAATAAGGTAGTTTCTTCGCAATTGCACCTCGGCGGCGTTCGTCGGATAAACGCTATTTGCCGCCTTGACGTTGTTATATACCGCTTTTGCGAGCGCAACAATATCCTTCGTTATCAAAAACATATAGCGTTTCGGAAAGCGCGCACATTGTTTGATCGTGTACACTTCCAACTCGCGGGCGGTTTCGATAAACTGCATTGCGCTTTCGCCGCGCTTTGATTTTAACACCGACATTTTTTTTGTTACTCTTTCGGCTCTTCCGCCGCCGCGTCCTCTTGCTTGATTGCCGCCCACATTTCCTCGTTTTCAACCTCGACGTTTTCAAAGTCGATCGTCGGGCTTGCACCCTCTCCGAGGTAAATGTCGTCGCACGTTTTGATGTTACGCGCATACCACCCCGCGGGTGAGCCGTCGGGCTTGAAAACGTAATGCGCCGCGTTCCCTTTGACGTGTATGCGCCCGTTTTCCGTGTACACCACCCCGTCAAGCGCGGTGGCAACCAACCCGTCGCCAAGCGTGCGGGGCGCAAGCGGAATATCCTTAAATCCGTATGTCATAGTTGACCTCCTGTTGTTGTGGGCTTTTCCGCGCCCATACAAGGGCGCGGATTACCCGATATTTTGATTAAACGCAAAAGCCGAAGGGCACGCCGTACGAATTGCTCGCGTAGTAGTAGTTGACACCACCCGACGGAATGACGTACCAAAAGAAGGTACTGCCACCCAAGTGAGGCGAGCGCAACCACCAATAGTAAGCAGAGCCGCCGCCGTTAGAAAGTTTTTTGACGAGTGCGGGGCAAGCCTTGTAAATATCCGCGTCCCCGACGGTGTTTTTGAAGTATTCGTACTGCGTCCCCTCTTGTTCATACGTTGCCGCATTGTTTTTGATTGATGTGCCCGTGCTGTTTTCAAGCCCCGTTTTTGAGGCTAATTCGGCAAGTGCAAACAAAAACAACTTGTCCGCCGACGTTGTGATCGTCGTACTCTGCGACCCTGCCGTTGCCTTTTTGTTGACTTGCTTTATCACATTGCGCAAGTCTGCTGGCAACTGCGACAAAAGCGTCGTCATTGTGGACGTGCGCATTGCGCTATCGTCCCACCCGCCCGCGTTGGTGTTTGACGAGTTCATTTTGTAGGTGGTCGCAAGAAGGTTTTTCATTCCGATCGTCATACCTGCTTTGCCACCGCCCGTGAGGTCGTCGTGGTTAAAACCGAGAATAACGAGCGTAACCTTTTCGCCTGTCGTTAATTCGATCGTCTTTTCCTCGCCAACTCCAAAATATGCCGCCGCGCGCCCCGACTCCGAAATTGCCGCAATATCTTCCCAACTCGCCTTTTCGAAGTTGAAAGACGTTGTAACGAAAACGGGCAATGTTTTCCACGGGGTCGAGCCGTCGCCTATCTTTGTAATTTTGTTTGTCGTGTCGTAACCAAACTCGCCCGCGGCGAGGACGGGGTTTTTGCTTTCCCACGTCGCCGCCGTCGCTTGACGATGTTTGATCGTTGCCGTTATGGTCTTGTTTGCCATATCCGTCGCCTCCTCTTACGACACGCCGCCGCCGTTAATCGTGAGTGTATCCGTATAGCGCATAAGATCGGCACTATCGGTAAGCCCCGTTGAAGTCTTTACGATTTCCGACTTTGCCGCCTTCGCGTCAAGAGCGGTTTTCACACCGCCCGACGTTACGGGGTTGCTACTGTTTGCCGTCGGCGTGGTGTCGAACGTGAGCGCACTCTGCTTTGCGTTCCACGCCGCCTTTTCGGTGTCGGTTACAACGCGGTGTGTTGCGTCCTCGGTTGCGTCGGAAAGTTTACCCGATTTTGCGATCGGTGCAAGTTCCGACTCCTCGACAAATTCGCTCGTGTCGATAGAGCCGCCGAGCGAGTCCCATTCCGTGCCGTTCCACGCAAAGTTTGTCCCCGCGGGATAGTCGCCGTATGCCGCAATGACGTTGTACACATCGCCGACATCGTGCGTCGAGGGAAGTTCTGCATATGTAGCCACCGAGCCTTTGTAGCGGTAAATCTGCGATGTTTTCTGATTGACGTAACTTTCGGTCGCAAACTTGTCCGTGCCGTTTTCGCCGTCATTCGTCAAGTCGCTTGTTTTTGTAGGGATTTGCCCTTCGATACCCGCCGCCGCGTTCCACGTCGCCTTTTCCTCGTCTGTAACGGTACGGTGCGTCGCGTCCTCGGTCGCGTCGGAAAGTTTACCCGATTTTGCGATCGGTGCAAGTTCTGCGTCGTTCGCTTTCGCGTCAAGCGCGGTTTTGATACCGCTTGATTTGACGGGGTTGTTACTGCCCACCGCGGGTGCGTCGTCGAACGTGAGCGCGTCCTGCTTGCCGCTCCATTCTGCCTTTTCCGCGTCCGTAACGGTACGGTGCGTTGCGTCCTGCGTAAGGTCTGCAAGTTCGTCCGTCGTGGCATACGGCAAATCATTCCAAGCCGTTACGCCGTCGCCGATCTTAAACTTGCGTTTGCCGTCCGTCGTTGCTTCGACACAAAACTCGCGGTCTTTGGGAGTCGGGTTTGCGCTTTCCCATTCCTCGGTTGTGCCGCCTCTCGTGATAATAGTTACGAAAACTTCCTTGTCTGCCATTATGGTTGACCTCCATTTATTATTTTTACGTTTTCGATCGTTTCGACCCGCGCCGTTAAATCTTGTATTACGGACGGGTATTGTTGCTCGATTTCTTTATCTGCGGCGATCGTGCGCGATAACGTAACATTGATTACCTCCGTTTGCCACACAATACAATCGCCTTCGTCGGGTTGTTCAAACTGCAATTGCATTTCAAAGCACGGGTACATTGTTGTTTTGCGGCGCAACCGATATGTGAGCCGCAATTGATCGTCGTACTTGTCGATCGTGAGTTTCCCGTCCTTGTCAACGTAATTTTCCTTGACGTTCTGTATTTTGATATACGGCGTAAATTCCGATAAGTCGAGTCCGTCGGAGGTTTTACGCGGCACACAAAATACGATCTTATCAACGAGATTGTTGCCTTGCACGCCGATATGTAAATACCTTGTCGGGCAAGATGTTCCGTTAAAAATTATATCCATATCAAACGCCGCCTCCTTCAATGGTGATCGTGTCCGTTGTTTCGACGACGTTATCGACGGGATACCGCGACAACATCTCGCCGCCCCGTTCAACGATCGTACCCTGCCCCTCGGCAATATCTTCCCGAAGTTCGTTGATTTCTGCGGTCATTTCTTCGTGTTGCTGTTGTACTGTCTGCGCCGCCGTGTCTGCCGTGCTTTTTGCGGTGTTTGCCGTCGATACCGCCGCGTCGGCTTTGCCGTCCGCCGCCTCTGCTGTTTCCACCGCGCCCGCCGCCGTATTGACCGCCGATTGCGCTTTTGTTTCCGCCTCCTGTGCGGTCGTTAAGGCGGTTTGCGCCGTTGAAAGTGCCGAGGTAACAATTTGGTTGATCTTTGCATAATCTTCCACCGCTCCTATAAGTTTTTTCAAATTTGTAATTGCGCCGCCCGATATTGCAAAGGAATAAATCGGGAGTTCATATACCTTGTTGACCGTTTCCGCCTCCGCGTTGTAAATGTCGTCTTTGGTAAGCGGTATTGCGTCAAGGCTCGTCCCGACATACGCGACAAACGAGCAATTTTCCTCGTCGGACGGGTGGTATGTTTCAATGCGCGCAACGACATACCCGACGTAACCGTTTGTCATTTGCGGCGTTACTGTTTCCGCCGCCGTTACCTCGTTCATACGCCCTTGCACGACAAACGCGCCCGTGCCGATTTGGATTGACTGCCCGACAACCGTTGCGGCGAGTTCGTCGCCGTATCCCTTGTAATAGCCGTCCGCTTTGCTTTGGTCGATAAACCGCGACTTAACTTCGAGCGCATACAAATTTGCTTTGAAATTGAAAACGCCTTGATATGTTACGGGTTTTATCAATGTTGCCGTCCTCCTTAACCTTTAATGATCTCGGTTAAAAGAATTTTCTTAAATCCGAGTTTTATTTGCGTGTTTTCGCCGCTACCGTCAAGCGTCGTTATTTTCTCGCTTATCGGCAACGTTTTGTATAACTTGCCGCCGTAATATAACTTTACTTTCGTATAAAGCGGATACACGGAAAAGTCGATCGGGTCAATCGTAATGTTGTTGTCGATCACGATATTATCGACGTACCGCGCGTTGGCAAGTTCATACACGGCGTTAAACTGTGCGTCGGCAAGATATTCCGCCTCAAACCATTTTGTTTTAACGGGATAAATTCGCCCCGAAATATCGCCCTCCGCGTCCGACTGTACGATGTTGTTGTCCTTATCGCGGTAGTAATACTTCGTTGCAATCGTTGACGGGCGCGGTTTGTATTGCGGGATATATACGGGTTTTCCTTCGTCGTCAACGACGGGGTTGCCCTCGTCGTCCACTTCCTGCACGTCCGTATAAATGATGTTTCCGTCTGCGTCCGTTTCGGGCGTTTCAACGTCGTATTTTATGGTTGCAACCGTCTTGTTTGTCGCCGACGATGTTGTTGTCAACTCGTGTATAAAGTCGCTTAAATCGACCGATAAAACGGTTGTGCATTTTACAAACGTGAAAATGATTTTGCCCGCCGCGATGTCGTACCTCGTTTCGATGTTGTACTCGTAATATTTGAGGTAGCCCTTCAAAAACGTATAGGCGTTGACGAGTTGGTACGTCCCTTGCAAATCTCCGTAAACGTCCGTCGTGTCCGTGTTGTCCGTCGGGATAACTACCTCGACGGGAATTTTGCCGACCGCCGCGTCGGCGACATCAAACACCGCCGCCCGTACTTTCTCAAATATCGCCGATAACTTGCCGTCAAAACTGTTTTGCGGTGTGTAGTCAAGCAAAATCTCCGTGTCCCACAATGTTTTGAAGTCAAGCCCCTTGATCGTCCGCTTGTTGTATTCGGGCGTTACGGTATCGGCAAAACACGCGTATTTGTAGTTACCCGCGTCGTCGTTCACGACGGCGATCTTTGCGTCGTTCACGTCCTCGGCGCAAACACCCTCTCCGCTGAAGGAGTCGTTGTCGTAAACACGGGTCGTCAAATCATACGTTGCGTTGTCAACGTTCGTGATGTGGTTTCGGTTTTCGTCGTATAACGCAATGTACACCGCGCGCCTCCTTTAATCGAATAAATACCGCTTGATCGCAATATTTATTTCGCCCGTGTCCTCGTCCTCCATATTCGAGGTGATGTAGTAATCGCCTTGCGGAAGGTATAAAAACGATTGCTTTGTTTTATCCGTCAACCCGTATCCGTTGACCGTTTCGCCGTCCGTCGTAACGGTTATTTTTTTGTTTGTCGGCTCGATTACTATTACCGTGCCTTCGGTGTTGTTGGTCGAGAGCGATATTTCCCCGACGACGTTTTCGTCCGTATCCTCGATACGCAAATCAATGTTGTTTGCGATGTTGCCCGAAATTGTAATCGTGATCGGCGCGTCGATAAAAAACTTGTTGGATATGAGCCGCCGCTTTACAAACACTTGCCCCGCAAAACCGAACGGAAAACCGAGCGGGAAAGCCGTTGACTCTTCCGAGGTGTGTTTTAAGGAAAACGACTCCTCGACGCGTTCGTACCAATACGTTTGGCGTTCAAACGTGAAAGTTTCAACGAAAAGCCCCTCCTCGGATATTTCGCTTTTTGTGTTCGATTGTAACACCACATCGCAAAACTTATCCGTTACGCCGTCGTTATACTCGAATAAAAAAGCCGATGTGCCGCACTCTGCCAAGAATTGCAAAAGCCCTTTATAATTCGCGTACCCGTTCGTGCCGTCTGCATTGAAGTATATCTTCAATGTGATAGGCTCGAAAGACGGCGTAACGTTGACAAGGTGCTTGCCTTTTTCGCTTTCCTTGTAAGATAGCGAAAAGGCGTTGCCAAGCCCCGACGGCTCCGCCGCGAGCGCGGAGGTGCCGTTCAAATCAAATGATTTTGACTTGTCGTATGTATGCAAAATAAATTTCCGCATTTACATCGCCTCCGCAAGTTTTACGTTTATTTCCCGCACGAGCGCGTCAACGTCCACCTCCTCGGCGTAATTCTGTATCGTAACCGTTACATTTTGCGTCGTGTTGTTGGTGCTGTAATCGTTGTTTATGATGTCGCCCGACGTGCCGCCCGCGCCGATGTCGTCGTATATCGTGCCGCCGCCCGTCGTCGTTCCGCCGTCGGACGTTACGGGCGGGGTTGTGTCGATAATCGCGTTTACATCGTTCATATCGTCGATCTCTGTTGTGTCAATCCGCAACTTTACCTCCGCAATACGGTCGATATGAACGCCAAGCCAACCGAGCGCGCCGTTTATTCCGTCAATGAGTCCGTTTATAATACCGATTACGAAATTAACCGCGTCCTCGATAACGCCAAGCACGACATTTATAATTGCAACAACGCCTTTGAAAACGGCGGATACAATATTGCCGAAAACTTGAAATAGCGGCGCGAGCCAACCGAGCAATTGCCCGATCACTTGTAAAGGCACTTGCAACGCCGACAACGCGATTTGGAGCGGGATAAGCGCAACCTCGATCAACGGTTGCAACAATTGAAATATCAAATTGAGCATATCAAAAAATGGCGAAAGCGCGCTTACAACCATATTGACGACAAGCGCAAGTATATTTCCAACTAACTGTATGATCGGCGATAATAGCCCGATAAGCGTATTAAGCGTGTTCATTATCACGTCGAGGACGGGTTGCAACGCGCTACCCAATACCCCAACGAGGTTATTTATGCTTTCACGGAAAGCCTCGCATTGCGTATAAAGCGCAAGCAAGATTGCCGCGACTGCCGCAATTATTAAAACGATCGGGTGTGCCGCAAGGGCGGACAATCCCGCTTGAAGTTGCGGTATTACCTTTATTAAACTTCCAACGGTCGTTACCAATTTACCCACGCCGAGCGTAAGCGGCGCAAGCGCGGCAACTACCAAAAGAGCCTTCGCGGCAAACTCTTGTTGTTCCAACGTAAGTGAATTAAACCACCCTGCAAGGGCTTGTAAACGCGGCACGAGCGAATTGTTGATTACATTTGCGAGGGACTGTAAAAGCGGTTGCAACGACGCTCCGATCTGCAAACCGACGTATTGCAACGACTGTTTTAACAAATTGATCGTATCGTCAAGTGTAGCAAGCGCGGATACTTGCTCGTCGGTAAGACTGCTCATACCCGCAAACTCTTCCTTAAACTTTGCAATTTCTTCCGTTCCTGCATTAAGGTATGGCAACATTTGGTTTGCAATTCTGTCGCCGAAAATTTCATTTGCATACGCCGCTTGCAACGTTTCGTCCTCCATACCTGCAAGCGCGTTCATTACGCCGTCAAACATTTCCTCGTATGAGTCAAATTGCGACATTTCAAGCCCAAGCGCGGAAAGAGCCTCCGTTGCCGCGCTTGTCTTGCCCGACGATAAATCGACCATAGCCGAACGCATACGGATTAACGCACGATTGAAATACTCAACATCAACACCAAGTTGCGACGCGACGTACTGCCACTCTTGTATGGTTTCCGCCGATACGCCAAATTGATTTGATAGGTCGTCTATTTCCGCCCCCGTGCTTGCCGCGCTTACGCCGAGCGCGCCGAGTCCTGTTATTGCGCCCGCCGCCGCTGTCGAAAACGGCGTTAAGGCGCGCCCTGCCGCAGATATTGCGTTACCGACCTCGGATACGTTTTTTGCAATCGCGTCAAACTTGATCTTGTTGATTTTGTCAAGTTGCTCTTCAAGTTGTTTTGCGCGTAATTCCGTTTGCGCCAACTCGGTTTGCAATTTTTTGTACGCCGTTGTATCCGCGTTACCGCTTTGCTCTAAAAATGCCAAACGCGCGCGCAAGGTTTCCGCGGCTTTTGCGGTTTCGTCAATCGCCTGTTGGGCTACCTTTTGCGCGCGCTCGAAAGTGGCACTATCAAATTTGAGTTCCAAACTCTTTTGGAGTGCGTTCAATTCGGATTGCGACGACTTTGCCTCGGAGCGCAATTCACGCATTTGTTTGTTAAACGTGGTCGCGTCCGCGGATATTTCAACCGTTAAGCCGCGTATGTTGTCCGCCATATTGTCCGCCTCCTTTTAAGAATTTGACCGCCTCCGTTTGCGATATATCGCGCACTTCGACGTTTCGTTTTTTGTTCTTGTCCGCCGCCCTTTGTCTTAACGCCGCTTTGATATTTGCAATATCAAGAGCATAAAGCAATATGCAAAGGTCGGTAAAATGCGTGTTGCGGATAAAACAATCTTGTATTTTATGCTCGACGCACTTTTGCATTAACGTTATATACCGCGGCACAATCAAGTCGTTTTTGCGGTTGCGCGATTTCCTCGGATTGATTTTCTCGTACAACCGCAAAAGTTCTTGACTGTGCGCTATGAGTTTTTTGCCGTACCCGTGCTACCGTTCAAAACGACATCAAAAACAAACTTGATCTTTTCGATAAGTTCGTTAAGATATTCGCCGTCGGCAAGGTCGAAAAGTTGACAAAACGATTTGAAATCGGGTATATCGTCCCCCTCCATAAAGCAATAAAGGGCTTTAAGGTTGGAAAGGATATACGCCTTGTTTTCAATCGCACCCGCCGCCTTCATTCGCTCGATGTATGCAAAAAGCGTTTCACTTTTGGCGTTGTGCGGGAAGTTCTGCTCCCACCGCTCCTCGGCAAACAACGACGTGTCGATTGCCACGTTGATGTTTTTCTTGTTTACGACAAGTTTGCCTTCCGCGTCAATTTGCTTTTCGACAACGGGCAACGTTGTTTTTATCATAGCCCGCCTCCCTTACTCCGTCGCGGGCATTTCGGGCAATACAACCTCGTCGCCGAACGTAGCAAACCCTTCGTCGGCGGGCGTTACGGTCATCTGCCAAACGATCACGTCCTGCCCCGTCTTTTCGTCCTTGTACACCGTACCGTCGGAATTTTTGAGCGGCACGCCCGCAATTTCAAGCGCGGTTTCAAACGACGACTCGTTGATGTCGTCCGTCGTCTGGTCGAACGACTCGGAAGGACGCGTCGGCGACGTTACGCCGTAGAGCCACGTTTTGGCAATAGGCATACCGCCCTCCTCGTCAATGCCGCACGTTTCAAAATAGATTGCGTGCGACACGAGGCGTTGCTGTTTGATGTCCGCAAGCCCGTTTGCCGTCTTGATCTTGCGCCCCATTGCGATCTCGTAATCGTTGCTTACGTTGTTCGTCCCCATTGTCCCCGTCTTGCCGCGCTCGTTGACAATCGAGCAAATGCGGCGACCGTCGCCGTAAATGACTTTGGTTGCGGAGTCGGGCTCTAACGCCATAGAACGCGCCGTTCCGTATGCAACGGGGGTTGCGTAGCCGCCCTCGCCGTCGGGCAAAGCGTACTTGATGTTTTGCACATTAAAACGGACAAGTGTTTTTTTATCCATTATGGTTTACCTCCATTGTCAAGTGTTTTTTTGATAGCCGCGAATATTTGCGGCTCTGTGCTGTCAAAGCAACGGCGGATAAAGCCGTAATGCGGGCTTTTTTCGCTGTACTCCAACACGTTTGAAAGCGGCACGCCTTCCCGCGCCTCGCCTTTCGACCCGTCTTTCGTCTTGCGATGTACAACGCCTTTTGCAACGCGCGTATTGCCGATGTATCGGCGGTCTTTGTACTTCGTCTTGATTTTCCAAGAGCGCGCCATTTCGCCCGTGTCAATCGGTGTTGCGCTTTCCACCGCTGATTTGAAAACCTCCGCGCCCGCTTGTAACGCCTCTTGTCGCGTATCAAACATCGCGCTTTGGTATTCCGTCAATATCTGCTCTAACGCGTCGGGCAATTCTTCAAGCGAAAAACGGCTCGTTGTAATCTTATCCGCCACGTTTCACCGCCTCCACATACAAAAACTCGACGTTTATGCCGCGATACGGATTGTCGATGTCGTATATATCGCTCTCACCGTTCGCAACGCAAAAATGCTTGTCGGACTTAAACTCCGCGATAATCCGCTTTATGCGGTTTTCCGCGTCCGCAAACCGCGCGTCGGTCTTTTCGTATGCGTAATAATAATTTACATCGACGTAATAGCGGACAATTTGCGCGCGCCCGTCGCCGTGCGCCCCGCCCTTACTTGATACGACACGGTAAACAACATACTCGTCTTGATTGACTTTCACGGTCGAGCCGCTGATTTTATCAACCTCAACGCGGCGGATATGGTGCGATAAAATACCATAAGGCAAAAGCACTTTGTCCAATTTTGATTGTACCGTCTGCCGTACACCCATTACCGCACCTCGTACTTCTTGACTTGAAATTCAAGCATTTTGTTTTGTTCGATGTAGTTATCCGCCGCGGACGCAAGCCCGAACGTGTGCGCGTCGTCCGCTATGCCGTGTAAGTAAATGCGCACGTCCGACGTTATGAGCGCGTCATACACGCGCTTTACATACGGCATACGCACACGGGCGGGACGGATAACGCCGTCGGACTGCTGTTGTATCGCTGTTGCCCCGTAACTGCTGAGCCATTCACAATAAAAGCAATCCGTCATTATCGGCGCGCCGTTCTCGTCCGTCCCGATCTGCGCTTGTATAGGTTTCCACGACGTGGTTGCGCCTTTCCCTGCCTCATATTCCGTACATTGCACGGCAAATTTTATGAGCGTTCTTTTGCGTTTTACGCGCTGATCTGCCATACGCTACCTCCGCAATTGCGAGATAAGCGCGACAATCATACCGTCTTTTTTGATAAGTTTTTCGTCGTCGCCCTTGTCCCGATAGTCCGCCCAAATGGATTTGACGGCATAGGCGCGTTGCGTTGTCAACCTTTCGTTTGGCACGCCGCTTTCGAGCATAAATTCCGCCGCCTCGTCGATGTAACCTTGTACCTCTTGTTTTTTGTGCGGGTCGCTGTCAAGATAGCCCAACTTGAAAAGTATTTTATCAACCTCTTGCATTGATAACCTCCGATCGTTTACCGATTATGTATCGCCACTTCGGCGACCCGCACGCAAAACTTGTTGTTACTGTCCGTCGTCGGTGCTTGCCGCCGCCTTCTGCACGCTTGCAAAGCCGTTCCACATCGCGGGCGAGCCGCCGACAAAGCCGACGACCTTAAACGCGATCACGCCTTCCTTAAACTTGTAGTCGGTGGACTTTTCGACATCAAGCGCGGTGAAGTATGCAAGTTCATACCCCTTCAGTTTGCCGTAAAGCATATAGGGCTTGCCCGCCTCCACGTTGCCGAACGCCGCAAGACGGCTCGTGCATACGAACGGAATACCGTTGATAGTACCCGAATTGCCGCGCACGACGATTTCGTATGCGCGCTTTTTGTCCGACCCCTTGACCTTTGCAAACTCTTTGAGCGTGAGTTTGTTAAGGATAAGGGTTGCGTCGCCCTCGACCTCTTCGTCGCCGCCGTAATCGAAAACGATGTTGTCGAGCGTGTTTTCGTCGATCGTGGCGATCGTCTTGCGCTGTGTCGCCTCAATCACCTTTGCGGGCGCGTTCGTAATGCCGACGAGTTCACTCGTTCCCGTTCCGTTGACGATCTGCGAAATGAGTTTCTTGCGCCACGCGCCGACGACTGCCGCGTCCACCTCTGCCATATAGTTGGCGGAGGGGAGTTTTTCGACCTCTTCGTTGACCTCGGCATACGCGACGATTTTTACTTTGTTAATGTCGGCATAGTCGAAAGTAGGCTCGGCGGACGTTGTGGGGGCTTTCCCCTCTTCCGTGATTACGCCCTCGCCGTAAGCCTTGACGAACGGCTTTTTGTAACTTTCCGCCCCTGCGCCTTCGAGGTGTACGACATTGACGAGCGTATCAAGTGTTCCGACCTGTTCAAACGCAGGGTTGAGCGTTCCGCTCGTAGCCACGCCGAGGGCGGTACTGCCCGACGCAACGGCGGCGCGCATTTCGATAGCGACCTTTTCACCGTTTTTGAGTGCCTTTGCGCGCTTTTCGATTTCTTCCTTTTCCGCGGCGCGCTTTTCGTTGGTCTGTTCCTTGCCCTGATCGTAAATCACGCCGCCCTTGTTGGGAAGTCTTGCGGCGCGTTCGTCCGCCTCTTCCGCCGCCTTTCTTGCCTCTTCGGCGCGCTTGTCGCTGTCGTCCTTTTTGAGTTGTTCGATCGTGAAATTGATCTTGTCAACCTCGGAGCGGATTTCCGCAAAGCGTTCCGCCGTGGTTTCGGGTTTCTGCAACTCCGCCAAGAGGGCGGCGCGCTTTTCCAAAAGTTCTTTGATGTTCATAACTGCTTTTGCTCCTCCAAAAATAAAAATTTTTCGATTTCAAGCCGTAAAGCCGCTTGCGCTTTTTGCCGCTCCTCTTTTTCGTTATCCAACGCGGCGGCGCGGGCGTTATCCAACGCCCTTTTTTCGTTATCCAACGCGCTCGCCGAGCGGGCATATATCGAGGTTTGCGGGTATGCGCCATCATTGACCGCGGATACCTCGAAAACCCTTGATATTTGTGTAATGCGCCTTGTCGGCATTTCGCTTTCAAGGTCGCTCCATTCCGCGCCCGATACAACAATACCGAACGCAAAAGACATATCCTCGATGTCGCCGCGCGTAACCGCCGAGCATAGTTCGCGGGCGGTCGCATTGTTTTCGATGTCGAGGGTTGTTTTGATGTGCATACCGACGTTATCGACGGAAATATCCATTGTCGAACGCTTGCCGCGTCTGTGGCGCGCAAGCGGTATCATTCCGTCGTCGTGGTTTACCATAAATTTGATGTCGGACAAGTCCGCGCCGTCGAGCGCGTGCGCGTCGATTACCTCGTAAAAGTAATCGCCGATCGCGGTGCGCTGTTCAAAGACAATCGGGCAACCTTCGATTATGCCTTTGAGCGGGTCAACTGTCGCGCCCTGCCCTTCACCCGCGCGCCGAAAGATCGTTGCGGGCGCGGTGATTTGTTCGATATACTTTTCGAGCATTATTCCTCCTCCTTCTTTGCCGCGGCGGGCTTTTTACCCTGTGCAAGCGACGATATTTGATATTGATTTGCAATCGACACGTCAATATAGTTGAGGGATACGCGCGTCGGCTGTCCGTCGGGTTCGTATCCGAGCAATTCGCGCCGTTCGTCGCGGGATAAAAGCGCGTCGTCTTTTGTCATTTCCGCGATTTCCTGCCGTCTGCTGAAGGAAAGCGATTGCACCAATTTGTCGTAATACTTGATTGTATGCCCGTATGCGAGTTGGCGCGGTGTAAAAAGTACGATTTTCATTGCCTCGGCAATTTCGATAAGCAACCCCTCTACCGCCGTTTGATAAAATGCCGTGTATTCGTCGTCCGTGTATTTTCCGAGGTAAATCGGCAAGGATACGCCGAACGGCGACAATATCTCGTCGCGCAAATACGTCAAAATGTTTTGCGGTATGTCCGTCGCACTGATGTTAAGCGGGGTGAAGTCGCTTTCGTAGTCCGTTGCAACAATGCCGTACTTTGAGTTGAAAAGGTGGTTTTCAAACTCCTCGCGGGTCAATTCCTTTTTGTCCGCGTCCGCAACGGTTTTCATTGTCAAAATGCCTTTAAGCGATAACGACGCTTGCAACGTTTTCGGGATTGCCTCTTTGATAACGTGCATTGTCTGTAAGTTGCCGAGGAGTTCCTTGTATTCCCCGCCGCCGCTTACACCGCCGCCCAAGTATGCGTTTTGACCGTATCCGAGGCGGATATGAATTACATCGCCGTAAGGCAAGTCGAACGTAACGCCGTTGTTTGATAACTCAATGCGCATTTCGCCCGCGTCCGAATAGTACAACTTGACGTTTGCGGTTTCGATCGGGTAAAACCCGCGCGTTATGCGTTTGACGTATTGCACTCCGTTTACCGTGATCGGCACCTCGTCGTACTGCCAATAAATAAAGCAATTTCGGTTTACAAGCGTAAGCCACGCAACCTTGTACAAAAAGTCTTTTATACCGCAAAGCGGATTTACACGCGCCGATAATACCGTGTTAATGCTGTCGTCCTGCACCTCGATACGGTGCGGGTTTTGTCGTTCGATTACGGACTTTAAGTTACATTTCGACACCTCCTCCGCGACGCGGTGTATCGCCGTTTTTACGATGTCGCTAACGTGTATATTATTGCCGAACGAGGTAAACACGACATTATTTGCGTTGAAAAGCCGACGGCTGTACGCGCTCGCCTTATCCCAACCGAGCAAACCTTGTATCGCGTTTTTAAGTGTTGACAAGCCTTTTACCTCCTTTTGGCAAAATAAAAAAAGTGAGCCGATATTTCCGACAAGGCGCAATGCCTCTCGGTAGAATATCGACCCACTTGTTTTTGACCTTAAATCAAAAATGGGGTACTCGCCGCAATGCGGCGGATAGTACGCACATATTCAATTTTACCTTCATTATACCCGTTTCGTAATACGAAGTCAATACCTTATGACGATAAATCGAAAAAATTTTACTTTTCGTCGGTTTTCGGGTCGCGTTTTATGGTAAAAGTGTACTCGCGGCGGCAAAGCGGGCAAAAGTATGTAACATTTATCACGCCGACGCGCGCGTCGTATTTTCCGAGCAATTTGTTGTGTATCGGGCAACGCACCTCGCGTTGATATTGCTTGTTTTGCCGTTTCCATTCGTCCATAATCACGCTCCGATTTTTGAAAGAAATGCGCTTTTACACTCGCGCAATGCCGCGTATGCAATCACTTTCGACATTGTGCCGTCGATCTTGTTGCCGATGTACCCGCTTATTTTTTCGGGCATTACAAAGCCTTTATTGTCGTGCTTGACTGCCGTATTACGGAAGTTCCAAGCGCATATTTCGTTGCGATTGTAGTTAATGTGCCGCGCCCGCAAATCTTCCTCGACCGTCCGCGTCGGCGTATTCAACCCCTCGTATGTCATTTTGATCTTTGTTAAGACATTTTCGCCAAAGCGTTGTTTTATGATCTTTGCAAACTCTTTTGCGTGCCACTCGTCATAGCCCACGCGGTACGGGCGGATTTTGTACGTTTGGTAAATTTCCCAAATATACTCGGCGACAACGTTGTCGTCGATTACGTTGCCTTTGACGATACGGCAAAGCCCTTCCGCCGCCCATTGTTTATAGTCTTTCTTTTCCGTGTTCGTCGGGCTGTCGGTTGCTTGACCGTCGCCCGCCTTGACCTCGGTTACAAAGTACATCGTGTAAAGATATTTCACGGGGTCGGCGGGGCGCATAAACAAAAACGTGCAAGCGCAAAGATCGTTTGTTTCCGCGAGGTCAACGCCGACAATACACCAACACCCCGCAAAATCTGCAATATCAAACGTGCCGTCGCACTCGATAATGTCCGCCTCGCGTAGCCACGCCCGCGAGGAAAGTTGCTTGATGTTAAATTCTTTCGCAAGGGTAAAGGCGCGTTGCGCGCCGTTGTTGCGTGCCTCTTCGACAAGATCGCGCAACTCGGATATTTTCTTGACAACGCCCAACATCGGGTTTGATTTCGCCCAACTGCGCTCGTCGTTCCACACCTCCGCCTCGCTGTCCTGCGTATAAAGCCACACAAGCCAACGGGGGCGGTCGAGTTCCCCTTTTAAGACGCGGCGCGCCTCGTGCAATCGTTCGTCAAGGTATCCGTCCCGAACGATACCCTCCGTCGTGATTTCAAAATAAAGCGGCTCGTCCTGCGTCGTCAACGACGAACGGAGCGGCATTACCGTTGAACGGTCTTTCATTTCGTGTACTTCGTCCACGATTACGATTTTTAAGTTGCGCCCCTCTTTTGCCCCCGACTTTGCGGACATCTTTTTGATCGCGCCCTTGTTCTGCGAGGAAAATTTGCCCGTCTTTTTTCGCTGTTTCGGATTGCCGAAAAATATGCCCTTGATATTCTTTCTCGTAACACGCGACATCGCCCGCGACTCTTCGCGGAAGTTGTTTATGCAATCGAATATCAAGCCCGCTTGCTCGTAGTCGTTAGAGGCGCACATTACCTTTTGTCCCGCCTCACCGCAAAACCACTCGGCAAGCGTCAACGCCGCCGTGAAAGGCGTTTTGCCGTTCTTTCGGGCGATAAGGAGCAACACCTCCTTAAATCGACGCACCCAACGCCCGCCGCCGAGCAATTCGTCGTCAAAGACGTAAAACCCGAATACCGCCTCCGCCACCGCTTTTTGGTTGAGCGTCAAAATAAATGGCTTGCCCGCAAACGGGCTTTCAAAGTGCTTGATCTCCCGTTCGATAAAGTCAATCCGTTTGTGTGCGCCTTCGAGTTCAAAGCGGTAAATGTCGCCGTGATAAACGATGTCTTGTATAAGGCTTTCGAGTTCGGTTTTTAATTCCCGCCCGATCACGATGTCGCCCGCGCGGCAAGCCTTGTAATACTCGATTAAGTAACTATGCCGTCCGCCGACAGTATCGTTTAACATCTGCCACCCCGAAATAGGCACAATATCGGGGTTTACCAAGAGCCACTCGGCGGCGTTATTCGTAGTCGTCAAGCCCACCCTCGTCGTCGGGGGCGAGCGTCCCCAACATCTCTTTGTTTAACTTCTGCATTGCCGATGTATATTGTGCCATATACTTTACGCGCGCTTTTCCCGCCGCCGTTTCGCGCTGTACATACGGGTTTTGCGGGTTGTAAATGATCGTCGGCAAATCCTTTATCGACTCCAACACCGCGAACGTTTCCGCGACCTTGCGTATAAGCGAGTCGTTGATTTTCAACTTGATGTCGTCAACGCCCGCCGCCCGATAAAGCCCGACGAGGCGCGCATATTCCGCGTCCGCGATGTTTTGCCGTTTCTGTTTTGTATTTCCTGCCATTGCCGCCTCCTATTTTTGTTTTGCAAACTTTTTGAGAAAAAGTCAAAACTTCGGTGTGTATGCAAACGACTTGCGGCATGGAGTCTTTTTGCCTTTTCAAAAATTTTTCAAGGACGGGGGGAGTAAAATTATTCGCGGTATCTTTCCCAATACGCATTTATCCACCCGATCACCGCGTCGCGGATACTTGACCGCTCGATGTCTTGATACGCACGCTTGATACACTCCTCCTTCGACGTGTCGATGTGTACGAGTTCCGCGCCGTAGTCCTGCACAAACACATCGCGGTCGATCCTATCGGGATATGTGCCGATAATGTATGCGTCTTGCCACTTGCGGCGAGGTGTCGCCGTCCGCACCTCGTCAAGCAAATAATCGCGTACATTGAAGGCGACGCGCTTTGTTGCGTCGGGCTTATCGTATAGCCCGCAAATACATATCGCCCGATGTATCTTGTCGAGGTCAACAATCAAGTCGTTACGAGTTGCAACGCTGTTTACATACGTTGTTTTGCCCGCACACGGCGAGCCATAGACAAGGTAAACGTGCTTTGCGCCGACCGCATAACCAAAACGTTTATGCGCGGCGTTATGGCAATCGTGGCACAGTACCTCGATATTGTCGGGATTGAGCGTAATGTTCACGTCGTCGATATTGTCGAGCGTCAATTCCACTTTGTGGTGCGGGCGCAATTCGGATATATCGAACACGCCGCCGCATTTGGCGCATACGCCGCCGCTCTTTATCTTGCAAGCCTGCGCCAAGTCCAAGTAATCTTTGCGGCAATAAAACGCGTGTATCGGGTCGAGCGGCATTATATTCCCTCCGTACTGTCGGGCGGCAACTTGCCTTGTTCTGCAAGTTCCAACGCCTTTTTACGCAACGCCACGATCTGCGGGTCGCGGGCGAAATCGTCCGTAAAACGGTTGATAAGCAAAAATTGTATCATTCCCGCGTCGGGCTTTGCATAACGTGTGTATCGCTTTGTTTTCGTGCCGATAACAACGCCGCTTTTCGACACGATCTCCTCCGTGGTTTCCTCGGTGTATTCGTAGCCCATTGCCACTTTGTAAGCGTTGTTTATGAGTTCCGTCTTAAATTCTTGCTTTGCCTTACAAAGTGTTTCGGCGAGTTCGGGGTTTTCCTTTTTGTATTTCGCCCACGACGTTTTACCCACCCCGTAATATTCGCAAAGTTGTCCTTCGGTTACACCGCAACGAGCGTACCGCGCAATATCCGCCAAATAAGGTTTTACCTTATTTGCGTACTCGGACGGGCAACCCCGCTTTTTTTCGCCACCTTCAGAAGTGCCGCTGCCCGCGTTGTTTTTACGCGGGTTTTTCGGCTTTTTGTTTTCCGCGTCCTTTGACGCGTCGTTTTTTGACTGTTTCGGCATTATTTTCCCTCCCCTGTATCAAGCAATAATTTCGTGATAATCAATATCGGCGTAAAGGCGAGCGCGACGATAAGCGGCACGCAACAACCTATCCACGAAAGGGCGGTTGCGGCGCACAATTTGCAAATTATAAAGATCGCCGAAAGCGGCACACACACGACGCATACCACGAGCGCAATAATGTACAAAAGCCCGATAATCCTTGTCATTTTCGTTTACCTCCCGTAAATCGCTTGATACTCAATACGACCCACCCGTCGGCAAGCCCCGTAAAGTCGCGCAAAATGTACGTTATTTTGCCCGTGAGCCGCCGCCCTGTATATTTCCCGTCTTTCCATTCACGCATAATCAACAAATCGCCCACGGCGTAATTTCGGTCGTCGTAGCGCAATTCCCACGGCTTTATGCCGACGCGCGCCGCCTCGAAATATTCGGGCAAGCATTTGACTTCGATTATCTTTGCCATTGCCCGCCTCCGTACACAAATAGTTTTTCGACGCGATCGCGCTTTGCGCGGTTGTTGAGGTGCGTTTTTACGCTCCGCTCCCACACGCAAGTAAAATCGGGCGGCGCGGCGTATTCGCTGATAACGACGAAATGCCCTTCCGCGGCGCGTTCTCTGCACCATTGCCAAAATGCGGCGGTATCGAAATGTTTTGCGTATCCGACACCCTCCGCATAAGGCGGGTCGCAATAAATAAGCACTTTTTCACGCGTCGGAAAGCGCATTTGCCGATAGTCGCAACACCCGACCAATATGCCGTGCAAGTTCGGCAACTGTCTTTTGAAATTCGCCTTGCTTTCCTCGAAATAGTTGCGTGTCGTACCGTCCTTTGTCGTTGCAATCGCTCCGTAGCACCCGCCATACACGCGCGCGTTGTACGACGCAAACAAAAGCACCGCCGCCCGATACCAACCCGCATATTTTTCGGGCTTGTCCCGCACGTCGTAATATTCCTCACGCGTCGGTGTCGTCAATCCGTCCAAAAGTGTAGGATTTTCGCGGCAAGTTTCGACGAGTTCACAAACAAGCGGGTCAATATCGTTTCCGAGGCGGTTTTCACACTCGATCTTGTCGATTATGTTAAACCCGCCCACGAACGGCTCGACGTACTGCTTTATGCCGTACTCGTTTATGTACCCTTGCAAGATCGACACGATGTCCGCCGCAATTTTCGCTTTACTCCCGATGTATTTCACGCTTTGCTTTGCCTCCCGTTTCTTTATGCTTTGCCATTTTGGCGTATATGTACGCGCCCGTAACGTACTCGCTTGTTTTGTGGGTAAAAGCCGTAAGGCGATACCCTTTGTACATCTGCTCAAACACCCCGTGCGGGTCGCTGTCACCGCGTACAAGCCGATTTACCCGCCGCCGCGTAAACTTGTAGTCGGCAACCGTGATTTGCGGCTTTTGCAAGTTTTTCGATGTCTTATACCGCTTTGTGCCGCGAGGGTCTTTCATACAATACCGCACCATACCCTCGTACCCGCTTTCGTCCGCTTGCAAGCGGCGCGTCTGTTTGCGCGCTCCCCCTTTCCATAACCGCTCGGCGAGGTCGCGGTCGGGGAAGTTCGTTACGATGTGGTGATGTACGCGTTTTTTGCCTTTCTTTTCGTCGTCCTCAAACTCCGTCCAAAAAACGTATTTGAGCGGCGGAAAGCCGAGTCGTTTTCCGTGGTATCTTAACCGACGAAGGAAATTTGCAAATGTCTTGTCCGCCTCCGCAACGGATTTCGGCAATTTGCTCGTTTCGTATGTGAACGTACCCCAAATGTCCTCGTCCGTAAAGTTGGTATTCACAAGCCGCACAATGTTCTTGACGGCGTTTTTGTAATTAAGGCGTTTTTGCGCCTCGCGGGTCGTCTTTTGCTTGCGCGCACGTTCTGTCGATCGTGCCGTGTCCCATACGGGATATATCTCACATTCCAAGACGTTGCCGCTCTTGATTGTCTTTGTCCGATAATGCACGATGTGGCGATCTTCAAGGGCTTGCAAGCGCGCCTCCCGCTCTTCCTCGATCGCAAATATCTCGTCGTAATCGTACATTGTCGGGTCGATTGTGTGCTTTGCCATTGTATGCCTCCTATTTTTGCGCAAAATAAAAGACAAAGTACGCAAGGGGTCTTGCCCCTTGCAAACCCCGCAAGGCTCAAGAATATAACACGCCGACGCTCCGTGCGCCGCTTGTCTATTCCTTCCAACGGGGCGCGCCTCTCGTTCGGGTGGCGTTTTGTGTTTATCCGTCGCATTGCCTTTGACCGTAGCACTTACGGCAAGCGGGCAAGTCAAGCCCTTTGCTTACGCAAAAATTTTCTTGCGAAAATTCGCGGGGCGTTGACTTTGCTTGCCGACGTGCTTTTACACGGTCAAGGCGACGGAATAAAACACAAAACTTTAATCACCCGATCTTTTACCTTCGTCGTCAAGATAATACTTCATTACGAGGACGTAAAAGCACCGTTGTACCCTGCAAAAGTTTTGACAATCCACCTCCGATATGCTATAATACATATAGGTTTGGTTGATGTTTTTTCGTCAACTGCGGGCTATCGTCAAGTGCCAATTGCGATAGCCCTTTTACTTTGCCTTTTTATATGTAGTTTTACTCTTTGCCGCCCTGCGGCGCGTCTGCGCCGTCGGCGGCGTTTTCTTTTGCCACGATCGCCGATAACTTTGCGTCGAGTTCTTCGACGAGTCGGCGGACGCAATCGGTCTTGCTCAAATATCCCAACTTGCGCAACGCATTTTTTGAAAAAACACGCTCCGCGAGATCGCGCGGAATTTCAACGGTAAGGTTGTAAAAATCGTTGCTTGCCCGACGGCGGCGCGTCCTTTCGGTGGCGGTTGCAACCGCCTTTCCCGCCGTCTGTTCGGGCGGTACGAGTTGTATTTCCCGCACGTCGTACACATCAAGCACATCACAACCGAGCGATTTGCATATACACGCAAGCGCGGGCGGAGTGGGTAAACATATATCGTTGACAATCTTACTTAAAAGCGATTTGTCAATGCGAGGGTCGGCGCAACGTACCTTATCCAACACCTCTTTTTGCATTATGCCTTTGTCGAACATTATTTTTTTGTACTTCGACATCGCATTACCTCCTTATGCCCGCCACGCGGGCGGGCGATTTTATGATTGTGGGATTAAACGCAAAAGCCGAAGGGCACGCCGCCCGAAGCGCTCGCGAAGCTGGAGTAGACATCACCCGACGGACTGACGAACCAAAAGGAGGTAGCGCCACCCAAGTGCGGCGAGCGCAACCACCAAGCGTAAGCAGAGCCGCCGCGACGCTTTATGCGGTTTGCCACGTCCTTGAAGTATTTGTATTGTTCCCCCTCGCCGTCCGCCGTGTATGTACTGTCGCCGCAAACCTCGACTTGCGAAAACAAAAACAACTTGTCGTCGGTTGATGTTACATCGTCCGAGCCGCCGCCCGTTCCCGTCAACTTGACAACGGGCTTGATCTCGTCCCGCAAATCTGCGGGCAAAAGGGAAAGAAAACGCGGCATATAGACATTGCGCATTTTCGACTTTTCCCACCCGCCCGTGTTGGTGTTTTTCTCGTTCATTTCATACTCACCGTCGAGCAAATCTTTTAAGCCGAACGTGATACCCGCCGTCCTATCCGCCGCCCGTCCGTTTTCCGATAAAACATCGTGATTAAATCCGAGTATAACCGCCTTCACGCGTTCGCCCGTATAAAGCACGATGTCCTTTGTATCGCCGATCTTGAAATGTCTTTGAGCCTCGCCCGTGGCGGCAATTTCGGCGATTTCCTGCCACGTCATATTTTCGATGTTTTTGCGTCGGGTTGCAATGCCGTATTGTTCCTCAAAAAGCGCGTCAATGTCCTCGCGCAATTCGTCATACCCCGCACGAACGGCGGACGGAGCCGCCTCCGCGTGGTTTGCTATGATCGCCGCAACCTCGTCGTATATGTTTTCCGCAACGCTTTCGGCGTTGATCTTCGTGCGCTTGCTTGTCATTGAAATAAACCTCCGTATTGTAATGATTGACGGCGGATTTGCCTTGTCGTCGATATACTCGTCCGCCGATATTTTGCGGGTGTCCTCGCCGTACTGCCCGACCCTTTCGGGCGCGTTTTCGTTGATGTAATCGAACGTCAACCCCTGCCGTTTGCACCATTCGACCGCATTTGCGAGGTATTCACCGACGCGGCACGCCCATAAAATAATGATGTCGCCCGCCGCCTTGCGCTCTTTCACATATTCGATCACGGGCGTTATAGGCGCGCCGATGTTTGGGTACTTGCGCTCGCATAGCGTTCCGTCAAAATCAACGGCAATTATATGTGCTTGCATTTTATCCCTCCCGCCCGATCAATTCGGGGGTGTCGTGTATATTTCCGATTACTTCATACGGACAAATTCCGCAATCAAACATAGCCCATTGAACGCCATTATGCGGCGGGTCGTACATAACAAAAGCACCAAACACTTTGTGCCACCGCACAACGGCTTTGTTTACAAAATTCATAATGTCGCCTTCAAAAATCTTTTTGCCGTTTTTGTCCGTTAAGCCCGTCCATTGCCCTATGGTGTTGGAGTAAACTTCAAATCCGACGAGTTCATTTACAATTAAAACGTAAATGAAATATTTGCCCGCGCACACTACAAGGTTGCCTTCAATCCACTTGTCGTTATCTATCCGCTTTCCGCGAAATAAAATCCCACGGTACGCCATATCACACCTCGATTTTGCCACCGTCCGAGTATGCGTACCCGATAATGATTACGCCCTTGTTGTTGAGTGAGAAGGATATTTTAAGGCGCGCCCAATTGATCGTTGCCTTGCCGATCGCGCCGTCAAGGACGGCAACACCGCACCGCAACAAAAGATCGTGCGTGCCGTCGTCGAGGGTTACGTTGTGGGTTTCGCAATAACTCATAAGGTCGTCAAGGCGTTGGCGAAGGCGTGCGATGTTTTCCTTGCGCCGCTCGATCTTTTCCATTTCGTCTTGATACTGCCGCGCCTCGTAGCAATCGCAATGTAGCGTTGCCGCCTCGTTCGCCGTTTCTTGACTGTCGTAATCCGCGTCGGGGAGCGTCTGTTTGCCGCAAAAACGGCACGTCGGGAAAAATACCCCTTTGTTTCCCGCCGCGGCGGGCTGTTCGTCGATGTAAAGGTGATCGTCGTCAACGTACCCGTTGTACATCTTCATATCGTTACTCATTGTTTGCGCCTCCTTGTTTGTTTTGGTTTTCGATTTCAATTACGGTCATAATGCAATAATTTGCCATATCAAGCAATGTGTCCGTGATACTTTCCGATTTTACGCGTTGCCGATCGGGTGGCAACTTTGCAAGGTTTTTAACCCGATTAAACTTGTCCGCAATGCGGGTAATTGCCGATATAATACCGAGGTCTGCGAAAGTATCGCCGAACGAGTTGCCGTAATCCGCATTTTTCTTTTGGTATGTATCGGTCAATTGTGCGCACAACTGTTTGTGTCTTTCGATGTTTGCCATATCCGCCGCCTCACTCTGCTTTTTCCTGCTTTTTCTGTTCTTCTAATTTGCGGGTGGCGCAATAAATAAAGTCCTCCGCCGTTTCAATCGCTTTGAAATGCGCCTCGTAACGCCGCTTTGCCTCTTTATATATTCTTTCGATGTACTTATCGTCGGCGTGCAAATTCGCAATGCGACGCTCCGCAATGCGGATACATTCTTGCAAATCGCCCGTGTAGACATATCCCGTCTTGCTTTTCCTAAAACTATTTTTTGCCCGCGACATCGCCCGCCTCCTTGTTAAAAAGCCCCGCGTCCTCTGCCATTCGGCAAATATCTTGCCAAGACAAAATGAAGGCGCGTTTTCCGAGGCGCACCATCGGCGCGCCGTTCATTGTGGTTGCCACCTCGAATTGTGTACCGTCGGACGCTGTACCGTCGCCGACGTGCATACAAAGGAAGTAGCCCTCTTCGATCTTTCCGTACTGCGGTTTGGTTTGGTTGGTTTTTTCTTCCATTTTCTGCCTCCAATTTTTATTTATCCGACGGACGCATTACCACCACCATTGAGGGAAATGGTGCGCCCGCCTTGCTTTCGTTGAAATGTAAGCGACCACGGACAAAGCGTATTTCGTGCCGCTTGTATATGTACTCGTGAAAATACTTTGTATCTGTGCGGGCGGGTATCAACATCACAACGAGCGTACCCCCCCGCAAGCGTTTCGTTGTGGGCTTTTTCGACCCACTTGCCGATGTCCCGCCCGTAAGGCGGATTGCAATATACCCTCTCCCCGCGCCAACTTTGCGCCAATCCGTCAACCTCTTTCGTGAAATATCGGGCGCATTTTGCGTTTTGCGGGGTTGCGCACGGGTCAAGTGTGAAGTCAAACTCCTTGTTTAATTCGTCGAAAAACACTTGCGGAGTCGCCCACTCTGCCGTGTTGCTTGAAAACATTGCCTCGTTAATCATTGCGCCGCGTCCTTCTGTGCTTGTCCGCGTTCGGGCACGTCGCAAAATGCGATACATACCCGATACCGTCCACAATCGGGACAAGAGCCGAGCCGCTGTCCTTTACGATATTTCCGCGCACAACCTCGCCGTCCTTTGTAACGATAAGAGCCGACCCGCGGTAATTCTTTTGATACTCGACTTGTTCCTCGTTGCAAGGCATTGATCGCCCGTTTTGCGTCTTTATCCACACAATTTTTGCGCCGCAACTTTTACACGTTGTAACCTTCATTTTTGCGCCTCCTTATAGTAAATCAAATATAGACAGTTGCGACCGAACGGCGGCGAGCCACTTATTGCCCGCCTCGAAATATTCGTCGTCTATCTCAAACCCGATATAATCCCGTTGTAGCCGATACGCCGCAACCGCCGTCGAGCCACTCCCCGCGAACGGGTCAAGCACCAAATCGCCGCGGCGCGTGTGTTGGTTGATAATGCGCGACAATAGATCGGTCGGCTTTTGGTTTTGGTGTATCTGTTCTTTTCCTGTTACGCGGGCAAATTTCCAAATGTCCTCGTAACGCGGCATATCGGGGTTAAACTTTGCGCGCCCCTTGTTGGCGTATATGATAAACTCGTACCGTTTGCCGTACTGCGCCTCCAAGTCGCCCGCCGTGTGATTGCCTTTGTCCCAAACAATGATGTTTTTGACTGTAAACCGCTTTTCGATCTGCTGTTTGAAAAAATCCACCTTATCACTCCCGCAAAACATATAAATCGGGGTGTCATCTTTCATTACTTCATATAATAGCGGTATAATGTCGATTATCAATTGCGGGTTGTTGTCGTTCTGTATGGTCTTACAAAACTTATGCTCTTTGTCTTGCCGCCTGTTGGTTGCGTATTCGATAAGGTACGGCGGGTCGGTAATAACGCAATCAACGCGTACCCCCCCCCGTGCCATTTCCTGCAACCCGTCGCGGCAATCCATTTTGTATATGTGGTTGCGTTCAATCATTGCCGCCGCCCTGCGCCTCCTCGCGTCTAAAACGCTCCTCTAATTCCGCAACCGAATAATCGGCGCGAAATTGATTAAACGCCCTTTCGTCCATTTGGCGCAATTCCGTCCACAAATCGGGATAATATCGCCATAGCGTTTTTAACTCACGCAAATTTTTGAGCGGACAACACCAACACGACACACGATCAAAATGCTTATAAAGTCCGCCCCAATCAAAACCGCGATCGTAGCAATATCGCAACGCCATTTTCTCGGTTATATTCCACTTTGCGAGCGGATACTCTTTTCGAGGGTCGAGGCGTAATCGCTTTGGCTCGTCCGACGCTATTCCTATATAATTGATATATGAGTCGCCGAGTCCTTTGCAAAATTTATTGATAACCGCCTCTTTTAACTGCGCTGTACACCAACGAGCAAACATTGTTGCCCAACCGTAACCGCATTGACCTTTTCTCTTTCCTTTTGTTTTTTCGTGTTCAAACATAAGATAATCAAAGGTCTTTTCGGATTTGAGCCGCGTAATCTTTGGCGCAAATGGATACCTCGCCGCAATGTACGCCTCCAATTTTTCAAGATGTAAAAGCATTTGCGGGAAATCTTTTCCCGTGTCCGCAAAAACGATATGGTCAATTGCAATATCGTTTTCTAACATCATAAGCAACATCGCCGTGGAGTCTTTACCGCCCGATAAATTCACAATATGTTTCATAATCCCTTTATCACGTCAAACGTCAAGGCGATCAACGAGTCCGCCGTTACACACCGTTCGCGGGTGTACCCGCTTTCGTGGGTAATAGTAACAATTTCCTCGCCTGTTTCGGGGTCGCGCCAATATTTTGCATTTGCAACCCTAATATCCGCCGCCCGCAAAAGCGGGGAAAGGTACTCGGCGACAAACTTTGCTTTGCGCGCGCTTTCTTCGTCCGCAATGTTATCCGTCGTCTGTTTCTGTTCGGTAGTTCCGTAAAGTGCCAACAAGGCGGTTTCGTGCGCCGTCAACGGAAGTCCGAGGGTCTGTTTTGCCTCAATGCGTTTTAATTCTTTGTCGGTTTGGTTGATAGTGTTCATTTTGTTACTCCTTGTTTTCGGTTTCTTTGGTGGCGTATTCCCTAATCGCAATACGCACGATGTCGCTTAACGTCAACTCTTTTTCTTTCGCCGCGGCAACGAGTTTCGCGTGCGTTTCCTTCGGGATATAAACGCCAATGCAAATTGTTTCCTTCCCGATCTTGCCGCGTCCATTACTGTTACGCATACGCAATACCTCCTTTGAAAAATAAAAATAGGCTTGTCCGTTAAGACAAGCCTTCAAACGCAATAAAAAATAGGTTTGCCTCAACTGACAAACCTATTGTAAACTAACAGATGTCAACTGTTTTTGATAATTTTTTTTATTTTTTTTCAAAAAATTTT